CAGGGATGACCAGAGTAGGACTGTATCCAGCAGAAATGGCAAGGGCTGGTACTATGTCAGAAGCAGACCGTCTTCGTTATATGAAGGAAGGTGGTAAAATCAGTAAGAAAAAGAAGAAAAAACAAGGTTATAAAGCTCGAAAAGACGAATCCATTGCAATGAGGGTCAAAAAGAAAAGAACCAAGAAGCAACTCAAGGCAAGTAGGGACGAATCTTACGGTAAGTGGGGCAAAGGTAAAGGTAAAGGTAAGATCAATCGTTCTGATGGTGCTGCTTTTGTAGCTAAAAGTTATGCCAACAGAAAAGTTTGATGACTATACTAAAATAGATCATAGTATTCCTAAAGTTAATAAAGAAAACTATGATACCTTTGATAAGTATTGGGAAGATCAGTGTAATTATTTACAACTGAAGTTTAAGAATACCTATGGAAGTAAAATAAAGGAGGAGTCATGCCTAGAGTGGGTAAAAAACACTTTGCGTATACAAAGAAGGGCATAGCTGCCGCTAAAAAATATGCTGAGAAAAAGAAGAAGAAGGTAATACGTAAAAAGAAGAAGAAGGTAGTACGTAAAAAGAAGAGGAGGCAATATGCTTGATTTAAAACATTTAAAAGATGTAAAATTAAATTACATTAGGCATTTCAGATTTACATGGTTTGAAAGTATTAGAGGAATGTTGGTAATGATAGGATTATTAATACATGGAATATTTCCTTTTATTTTATCTAATATGTTTTCTTCTTATATAGAAGGAGCATCAAAACGAATTAAAGAAATTGGTACTTGAGTACATAATATGGCAGTATCTGGCACATATAACTTTAATCTGGACATAGATGAGGTAATTCAAGAAGCTACCGAAATGATTGGTGGTGAGGATACGCTTGGACATACTCCAGCCACAGCCAGACGTTCCATAAATCTTATGCTTAAGGATTGGCAGAATAGAGGCATTCTCCTCTGGTCTACCAGTACTACGGCTGTTACAGTAGTTGCTGATACAACTGCATATGATCTGGCAAGCAGTACAATTAATGCTCTAGAAGTAGTTATTAGCCGGGATAATACAGATATAAAGTTAACTCGTATTACTCCTGAAGAGTATCTTATTATTCCTGCCAAGACTCAAACAGGCAAGCCTAATCAATACAGTGTAAGACGGGGAAGAGATAATTCAGTAATGTCAGTATGGCCTATACCGGAAAACTCTACAGACATTTTAAAAATAGAAATAGTTAAGGAATTAGAGGATACGAATAAGTCTGCTGATCAGAATGCAGATGTACCTAAAAGATTTCTACCTGCTCTTACATGCGGTCTGGCTTATTATCTTTCTATGAAAAGAACACCACCTTTAGCAGCAGAAGCTGTTTGGGCATCTAAAATTGCAATGTTGAAAACAAATTATGAAGAAATATTGGGAAGGGCAATGGAAGAAGATAGAGAAAGAGCCAGTATCTATCTCTTGCCCAGACTGACATTTTATAATTAGATGGCTACACAAAGAAATGCCCTAGCTAAGTGTGATATTTGTGGATTTGTTTATCCACATAGGGTAATGAGTTTAAATAGTTATGGATTAGTGGTATGTCCACAGGATTTTGAAGGACAATACGATTTAAAGAATCATCCTCAGAATAAAGTACCGAATGTAAAAGATAATCCTGCTATTAGAAATCCTAGACCTGATACAGAAGGCAGGGGAATAACATGGGATGAGACTGCTACATGGATAACAGTAAATCCTACAACTTTAGTAGAAACAAGGCATACAACTCAATGGGATGATGCTGATAAAGCTTGGGATGCAATATGACAGATTTAACAGGTAAACTAATATCAGGAACTTATAAGCAGTTACTTCAGGTTAATGCCAGTACTACTAATACTGGAGTAAAAGCTTCTATTACTAATATTCAATCAGGTGATGGAACAGCCAGTGCTTTAAATATAGGTACAGGAGGAGTTATTGTTTCTGGTAATTTAGGAGTACATGGAAATGCCAGTGTAAGTGGAGATTTACAAATAAGTGATACAGTTTGTGCTTCTGCTTATTTTGGAGATGGTTCTAATCTTACTGGTATTACGGCTTCTGTTGGTGGAGATATTTCAGTCAGCAGTATTACTGTAGCTAATACAGGAAATTTTGGTGGGAATGTAGTTATTAAAGGAGCTACTTCTGTATCCGGTAATATAGATACAGCAAGTAATGTTTCTGTAGGAGGTACAGCTATTATTACTGGGGCTGCTCAATTAGGCTCTACAGTAACGGTAGTTGGCAAAGCTGTATTTGAAGGAGATGTTTCAGTTAGTGGGGATCTGGATGTAGCTACCAATGCTTCAGTAGGTGGGACATTAGCTGTAACAGGTACTGGTACATTCAGTGCAAAGACAGAATTTAAAAATGATGTATCGGTAAGCGGAAGACTTGATGTAGCTACTTCTGCATGTATAGGAGGTATTGCTAAGTTTAGAGATGCAGTATCAGTTAGTGGTAATCTTAATGTTGTAGGAAATGTAACGGCTGCTTATTATTATGGAGATGGATCTAACTTAACAAATGTAGAAGCCGAATTAGGAATTGCTACAAATATTTCAGTATCGGGTTATATCCATGTGGGTGGAAGTGTATCTGTTTCTGGACCTTTAAATGTGGTAGGTGCAGCTACTTTTCAGGATAATGTTTCTGTCAGCGGCAATGTAAATGTTGTAGGTACAGTTACAGTAAGTGATGCTGTACAGTTAGGATCTACAGTAACAATTATAGGAATAGGAACATTCAAGGATGATGTCTCTGTCTCTGGTAATTCAAACTTTGGTGGAACTGTTACAATAGGTGGAGCTACAAGTCTTGCTTCTACTCTTGATGTAGCTGGCAACGTATCTCTTGGTGGAACAGCACAGATAACTGGCAATGCAAACTTCGATGGTGATGTCTCTGTCTCTGGAGATGTCTCAATAGGAACAAATCTCTATGTTGGAGGTACTGTTACTATTGTAGGCAATACGACTATGACAGGAGACTTAGGAGTTGGTGGTGCTGTAAGAGTTAGTACTAATGCCTCAGTTGGAGGCACTCTAGATGTAGGTGGTAATGTATCTCTTGGTGGTAATGTGTCTATCAAAGGGGATGTACATGTAAGCAGTAAGGTTTGTGCCAGTGCATTTTATGGAGATGGAGCAAATTTAACCAATGTTCCTGTAGCTATTACTGGAGATATATCAGTAGATAATGCTACCATAGGTGGTAATCTTTATGTAGGAGGTACTGCCACTATTGTAGGTAATACTACAATGACAGGTAATTTAGCTGTAGGAGGTACAGCAACTGTATCAGGTAACTCTGGATTTCTAGGAACATTAAGAGTAAGTGGAGCAACTAGTCTTGGTTCTACTCTGGATATTACTAGTAATTTATCTGTAGGAGGTACAGCACAAATTACAGGTAATGCTAACTTTGATGGAGATGTTTCAGTAAGCGGTGATGTATCTATAGGAACTAATCTATATGTAGGTGGAACTGTTACTATTGTTGGTAATACTACCATGACAGGTAATCTGGCAGTTGGTGGTACAGCTACAGTCTCAGGTAATTCAGGATTTTTAGGTACTGTTAGAGTAAGCGGAGCTACCTCATTAGAAGCTGCTGTAGTAATGTCAGATACTGCTACGGTATCTGGTAATGCTGGCTTTTTAGGAACAGTACGAGTAAGCGGTAATACTACCATAGGAGGTACACTTGATGTACTAGGAAACGTATGTCTGGGAGGTAATGTAACTGTCAAGGGAGATGTACATGTAAGTAGTAAAGTATGTGCCAGTGCTTTCTTTGGAGATGGTTCCAATATAACCGGAATACCTATATCAGGTAATATATCGGTAGGTAATGCTACTATAGGAGGAAATCTTTATGTTGCAGGAACAGCTACAGTATCAGGAAATGCAGCTTTTATAGGGCAGATAGCTTTATCACAGTCAGCAGCAGCCTCTGTACATGCAACAGCAATAGATGGTATTGCCAGTGTATCTCTTAATTTTGGATCAGCACAGAATTTTCTGACTACAGTTACAGCAGCACATACAATGGCACAACCGACAAATTGTAGAAAAGGACAAACAGGAAGTATTTTCTTTGTACAGTCAGGAGGGAGTGGTACGTTATCATGGAATGCTTGCTGGAAATTCCCGGCAGGAACTGATCCTACATTCTCTACATCTAATGGTGCAGTAGATAGACTAGATTATATTGTTGCATCAATATCCAGCGATAGTGCTGGAGACAATATTCAGGCAATTTTATCACAGGAATACGGCTAATGGTTTTTCAAAATAATTTATTAATGGGTGCAGCAAGTATAAGTACAGGTGGCTTTTCTGTAGATAACAGTTGCCGTTTTAACGATGATGACTCAGCGGTACTGACTCAAACATTCAGCGGTGCTCCTACAAGCGATACCACACAAACCTATAGTTATTGGGTCAAGCGTGGAAATTTAGATATACAATCTATGTTGATATCGAATTACACTGGGGGTGCTAAACGGACTGCAATGGGATGGAAACTTGGATGGGTTACAGAAACGGATGAGATTGGTATCCAATATTATGAGAGTGCTTGGAGATATGTAATTTTTTCTCCGTTGTTTAGAGATCCCAGTGCATGGTACAATCTTGTTTTTGTTGTAGATACGACTAATGGAACTGCTGCTGATCGACTTAGATTGTATGTCAATGGTGTTAGAGTTACAGATGTAAAAGCCTCCAGTTACCCCACATCCAGCGAAGCAACACCCTTTTTAGAAGCATCTGACGTTCATAATCTGGGAGCGAATGAAACTAGTGGCGGCAAAACTGGATATTGGGATGGATATATGTCGCAAGTCTGTGTAATAGATGGACAGGCTTTAGCTCCGACTTCATTTGGAGAGTTTGATGATTATGGTGTGTGGAGGCCGATTGACGTAAGCGGCTTAACCTTCGGAAATAATGGATTTTTACTTGATTTTACAGATTCATCTGATCTAGGTAATGATGTGAGTGGAAATAATAATGATTTTACCAGCAGTGGTCTGGCTAGTAATGATCAGTCTAATGATACTCCTACTAAAAACTATCCTACTTTTGCCACTAATAATGGAAACTATGCTTCAGGTGTAGGACCTGCTAATACAATTAGCAATGGAAATTTAGATCTGGTGGGTGGAGAAAGTGCATTCAGTTTCTGTGATGTAAACTTTACTCCACTTACTTCAGGCAAGTGGTATTGGACTCAAGCAAGCAATACTGTGTATGATTATAATTTAAATTTGGGAATTGTGAATGAAGCAAATAGAAGCAATGGTATTACTTCTACTTCTTATGATAACAGTGGTACTGGAGCTTGGGCACTAAGTTGGGCAGGACCACCTACACCTGCTGACCAACTCAATTTTATGGTTGGTGGGGGATCTAATGTTTTAGGAGACTTGTCACCAACACCTACTGCTGGAGCGCAGATGGTTTTGGCTGTAGATATTGATAATTTAAAAATATGGGCAGGCTGGTGGGATGATGATAATGATAACTTATACTGGATGGCTTCGGATGCTTCTTTTAGTTCAGCAAATGTAGATGTACCGGGAACAGGAAGCGATGAAACAGCTTCTTTGGTTGGGACAGGTTTCACTTTGTACACTGGTAATTATTCTACAAGAGGTGGAGTTATAGATTTCGGTTCAGTTAATGGAGGGATTCTAAGCAACATAACTCAACCATCAGGGTTCAATCAAATAAATACAGCCAATCTTGCAACACCAACAATTCTTGACGGCACTGCAAATTTCCAACCTACACTTTATACCGGAAATGGTTCAGTTCGTAACATCGATCAAACTGGGAATAGTACATTCCAACCTGATTTCGTCTGGATAAAAAACAGATCAGAGGCTGATGATAATATGCTCGTTGATGCGGCAAGAGGAGCAACTAAAGAGCTTAATTCAAATTCTACTGCTGCTGAAAGTACAGATTCCAATGGCTTAACCAGTTTTGATAGTGATGGTTTTGGTCTTGGATCTGGAGCAGGTGGCTATAATGATAACACTGAGGATTTCGTAGGGTGGCAATGGTTAGCTGGAGGTGGTGCAGGATCTTCTAATGAAGACGGTACAATTAACACAACTACAACAACGGTTAATACTACGGCTGGTTTCTCTATATCAACTTACACAGGTACTGGTGCTGGTTCAACGATAGGTCATGGCCTAGGGGCTATTCCAGAACTGATTATAATTCATCGTCTAGATTCTACTAATAATTGGGCCGTCTATCATGGCAGCAATACTAGCGCACCACAAACGGATTGGTTGGCTCTAGACGAGACAGTCGCTACGGCTGACAATCACACGGTCTGGAACGATACTGCCCCAACTTCATCTGTCTTTAGTATTGGAACAGGTTTAATGGTCAATGGGAGTACGGCAACTTATGTGGCCTATGTTTGGACATCTATTACTGGGTATAGTCAATTTGGTTCCTATGAAGGAAATGATGATGCTGATGGGACTGTAGTTTATACCGGATTTAGACCCGGTTGGCTGATGATAAAAGATATAGATTCTGCTGGTACGAACTGGAATGTCTGGGATTCAACAAGAAGTCCTTTTAATCTGGGTTATAAAAAAGGTCTAAGACCTAATTCTACTCAAGCCGAACATGCCGCTTCCATTAAGATAGATTTTTTAGCAAATGGGTTTAAGTGTAGAGATGCGGGGGGAGATATTAATGATGCAGAAACATACATTTATGCAGCCTTTGCATCTAATCCATTTGGTGGAGCAGATATAACTCCCAACGTAGCATATTAATTTAAGGAGAAACTAAATGTGGAAATATGGAGATAGAACAATAAAACCGGGCCAAGCATGGACAGATTCTAGTGGTGTACGGCATCCTAAGAATTGGCATATTTGGAGCAATGCTGAAAAAACTAAATATAATATTAAAGAAGTTATAGAAGATAGGCCACCTGATTCCAGATTATATTCTTGGTCAATGGATAAAGATGGAAAGATAACTTCTAAGGCTAAAGCTCTTGAAGATAGTGGATCTGGAGAAAGTCTTGTTTTGGGTCTTAAATCAATTCTGAAGAATAATGTTAAAGATCAGCAAGGATCTTTATTAAGCCAAACAGATTGGGCTTATATTCGACACTATGATAGTGGGACAGAAGTTCCAGCTAATATAGAAACATGGAGAAATGCTATCAGAGCTAAAGCTACGGAAATGGAAAAAGCTATTGATGATTGTTCTAGTATATCAGATGTAGAAAAACTTTGGTTAGTACATGATAAAGACGGTAATAAATCAGGTATACTTTATGATTGGCCTGAGTTGGAAGAGTAATGTTTAAAAAAATATTAATTTTAAATACCTTATTTCTTTTTCTTTCTGGATCTGTATATGCTCAAGAAAAAAAATCTGAATTAGTTTTAGCAAGTATAATGACAACTTTACAAAGTCATTGCGCTCCAACAAAAGATATGGTGAAAGTATTTAAAAATGAACAAATAGTATTTACAGGAATTGTAAATCAAACTAATGTATTTAAAGTATACTTGAAAAAGGACGGCATTTGGGCATCTATGTTAGATAATGTATCAGGTATCTCCTGTATTTATTTTTCAGGAATGCCGGGAATAGTAAGTTCTAAGAAAGGTGTTAAAAAAGATACAAAGGTAAGGATATGGGAGTAAAATAAATGTCAAGTACATATACAACAAATCTTCGTCTTACTAAACAGGGTGATGGTGATAATCCGAATACTTGGGGGCAGGTACTTAATAATGTTATCAGCCTTGTTGATGAAGCTGTTGCATCGTACACAACTGTCTCTATAGGTTCTGCTGCTACCGTAACTCTTACAGAAAATCAAGGCAGTCAGGACCAATCCAGATCTGCTATCCTTGAGTTCAAGGGAACAGTAGGTGGAGTTGCTACTTCTATCTTTGTCTTAATACCAAATACACCCAAGACCTATGCAATTAGAAATGTAGTATCAGCTAATACTACAGCTACTGATGCTGTTATACTTAGAGTAGCAGGTAATACAGGAGTAACTGTAGGGAGTGGTAATGGCTACTATATTACAAATGGAACTTCTGTATTTTCTGTAGTTGCTCCAACAGGTACAGCAGCTTCTAGGAATGTAGGAGTTTGTGCTACAGAAATACCTGATACATCTCTAGCAGATATTAGATATGTTCCTACCTCTGTATCCAGTACAATTGTAGCTGATAAAACATTTACAGCTTCTGTTATTTTTACAAGTGCGGTAAGAATGGATGGAATAATTTCAGTATCAGGACCAGTAAAATCATTTATTACTACACTTACAGATGCTGCTTCTGTTGCAGTATCAATGAATACAGGCAATAACTTTTTAGTAACTCTGGGTGGTAATAGAACACTGGCTGCTCCTTCTAATGCTACGACAGGACAAACAGGAAGTATCTATGTCATACAGGATGCTACTGGAGGAAGAACTCTTAGCTATAATGCCGTATGGAAATTTCCCGGTGGATCTGCACCTGCTGCTACCTCTACCAGTGGAGCAGTAGATATGATAGTTTATAATGCTAGAAGTGCTACCACAATTGATGCTGTAATGTTGAAAGACTTTAAAATATAGGCAAGGAAATTTATTCTAATGACTACAGCTAAACTAGCAAAATTTGAGTTTAAGCAGGGTTTTCATAGAGAATCAACCCAGTATGCTGAAGAAGACAAGTGGTTTGATGGGAACCGTGTCAGGTTTCGGGCTGGAAAACCAGAGAATATAAGAGGGTATGCAACTAAAGTATCTGCTTCTTTTGATGGATCTGCCAGAGATCTCATAGCATGGAGAGACAATAGTAATAAGAAGAGGGCTATCTTTGGGACTCCAGATAAAGTTTATGAACATGATGGAGATCAGATAACAGATATAACTCCTATCACAACTCTTGTTACATTGGCTAATGTATTTGGAACAACTGCTGGATCTACCAGAGTATGCTGTTCTGATGGATCACATGGAAGACAGAAGAATGATTGGGTTTTATTTACTTCGGCTGCTACATTTGGAAGTGATGTAAGTTTACAGGGAAATGTTTATCAGATTACTTCTATTATAAGTACTGATGTCTTTACAATTTCTATTTCTGGTAATGCAGGAGCTACCTCAACTCAGGCAGGAAGTGCTACCTTTAATTATTATATTGCTACCGGAACAAGTGTAGCATCACAAGGAGTAGGATATGGAGCTTCTGACTACAATGCAGCAGACCCTACATCGGTGGGTCTTAGCAAGATTACGGCTACTGGTGGTTCTGCGCTTGTCACTGTTTCTTGTGCTTCTGCTCATGGTGGTGTGGCTAATGATTTTGTAGTATTTCAAAATACTTCCATAGATTCTGTGGCAGCTACCATTGGTGGTAATTTAAATCTAACTAAGTCAGCAGCAGGAGGACCGGAGTTTACAATTGTTTCAGTAAACGGTACACAAGTTATTGTCAGTGCAGCAGCCAATGCCAGTGCAAGCGGAGATGTAACATCAAGCATTAATATGACTGCATTGGTATATAAGCAGACAGCAGGAGGAGGATCAGGACGGGCATGGAATGAGGAAGCTTCAGCAGATGCTAGTGATCTGGCCTTGGATATTGCACAATGGAGTATGGACAACTGGGGTGAGAATGTCTTATTAAACAGGAAAGGAAGTAATTTATTTTATTTTATTACTCAGGCTTCGACTTCTCCTGTCAGAGCAACAACAGTAACTACATCCCCTATCAGTGTTAATTCTCTGATTGTCTCTCCTAATGACAGACATGTAATAGCTCTTGGTGCTAATGAATTTAATGCCTCTGCTACAGTAAGTGGAACATTTAATCCTATGCTGGTTAGATGGTCTGATCAGGGAGACAGAACTAATTGGGTTCCTTCCGTAAGTTCTACAGCAGGAGAAGTTGTACTTACAGATGGAACAAGGATAGTAGGAGCAGTCAGATCAAAGAATGCTATTAATGTATGGACAGATAACTCTCTCTGGCTGATGGAATTTTCTGGACCTCCCTTCACTTTTAAGTTCCAACAGGCAGGAACTAACTGTGGATTGATAGGACCACATGCAGGAATTGACTATAATGGTGTAACTTACTGGATGGGATTCGATAACTTCTATGCCAATACAGGACAGGTAGAGGTACTGGACTGCACAGTAAGAAGGTATGTCTTTGACAGACTTAATACATCTTACTATGATAAAGTATATACAGGAATTAATTCAGAGTTTAAGGAAATTATCTGGCTTTATGTTTCTACTGATGCAACAGAATGTGACAGTTATGTAGTCTTTTCTCCTGAAGATAACTATTGGGTATATGGAGAAACTTTCTTTACCACCTTCAGAGATAGAGAAGTTTTTGGAAATACTATAACTACAGGAGCTACGACTACAGGTAATTTTCTTTATAATAATGAACCAGCAGGAGTGTTTGATGGAGATGGGGAAACTCTTATTTCATTTGTAGAGTCTGCCGATTTTGATATTGATGATGGTAATGCTATTATGTTTATGAATAGAATTATACCAGACTTTGATCTTAATACAGGCAAAATTAAATTACATCTAACCACCAAACAATATCCTGAGAGTACTGAATCGGTAACAAAAGAATTTGATATAACAAATACAACACAGAAAGTAGATTTTAGATCTAGAGGAAGGCAAGGAAAAGTTAGGGTATCTTGTGCATCTAATAATGCCAGTTGGAAATGGGGATCAATACGACTAGCACTACAGGGAGATGGGGGAAGATAATGGCAAGATATCCTACTTTACCAATGTATTTAAGTAATGAGAATTTAAAGTCGGTCTATAAACAAGTTCAAAGATGGGGATCAATATTAATAAATGAACTGGATAGTAGAGATTTGGAAATACAAAATGCACCCTCAACAAATATATTCAGGGTGGTAACGATAACCAGTATTGGCAGACCAAGGAAGGGAGATATAGCCTACTCAGCCAGTACAGGTAAATTTAAAGGATACGTAAGTTTGGGATCTGAAACTTCTTGGCAGGATTTAAATTAATGAAAACAATGGCAGAACATTTTAATCGGGTTAATAATAGTACGTTACATAGTAATTATAATACGGGACAAATTCTTGATCCTAGTAGATATTCTATGCAACAAAAGATCCAGAAACAATTTGAAAGTGGAAAGAAAATAGAGTATGGTTATAATAACCAGAATAATTTTAAAGATGATGTGAGTAACTTTGCAAGCAATCAGTTACAACAGGTAGGATATAAATATGGAAATAGCTGATCTACAAGAATCTCAGAGGAGAATGCGTACTCCTACTAACAGAGATAATCCAATTATAGAAGGATTGTCTGGTATACCTATGAGTAGTCCTAAACCAAGATCAGATATCCCTGTATTTAGGCCAGAACCTATACTACCACCTGAAACACAAATGGCAATGGCTCCTCAATCTGGACAACTGCCAGTTACTCAACCGCCTAGACCACAAATGCAGGTTGATCCTAACTATCCTGTAAGTAGAGAAATGACAGAGGAAGAATTTAATTTTGGTAATATGTTGCGTGAGGTTGCACCACTTGCAGTATCTGTAGTAGTTGATAATGCTATTAAGAATTCAGATACAGAAAAGACAGTTGAATTACAAAAAGCCAGGAATGAAAACCAACCAGATCCTATGCAAATAGCACTGTCAGGTATACAAGAATTTGGTGTCCCTGCCTTACAGAATAATGGAATAAATGTAGATTCTACTTTTAAAGAAGATATAGAAAGTGGTGGATTAACAAGAATGGCAGCAAATGGTGGATTAATAGAAATGGCAAGAGGCGGTAAGCTTTGGGACCCAGATAAAACTGTATATAGAGAGACTCCATCAGGATTACAAGAAATGATGCTAGGAGATGATGGAAGATATTATACAAGAGAAGGGCAAGATGAAAGAGGTTTATATTATCCAGAAGAGGAACGTGAAGAAGAGATAAGTAAAGAACCTGACTTGCATCCTGCATATAAAGGAAGATATGAAAATGTAGGAACTCCTAGATTATTGGTGGGAAGTAATGTTCCTTGGAATCCTAATCGTCCTGTAAATTATACTCTTCCCGGTATTTTTCCCGAAATGAAAGATATGCCTGTTTCTCCTGGAATGCTTGATCCTAGAGATCCCCTAAATCAACAAGTTAGGGGAATGCTTAGAGGACTGCCCGGAGATAAACCAGACCCACCTGCTACTGATCCTCCCCTAGAGAAACCATCTACATATGGTCTTACACAAGGAGAAGCTATACTGAAAATATTTCAAGATAGATATGGACCTGATCATCAACCACCACAAGATTATTCTTATATGGATACACCAGAATATCAAGCAGAAGAGGCAAGTAATGTACCATTTAAACATGGAGGAGGTCTAAATCAATTAGCAAGAGGCGGTAACTTCAGAGGACGAGTTCCAGGAGATGGTCATGGTATGGAAGACAATGTATTCATGCCTATTCAGGAAGGATCAGAACAAGTAGGGACACTGGCTGTCAGTCCCAAGGAGTACGTTGTAGACGCTCATACAATGTCTGCTCTAGGGAATGGCAATGCTGATAAAGGGGCTGATGTTATGGATAAGGTTGTAGAAAACGTCAGAGAACAAGCTTATGGAACAATAAAACAGCCAAGACAAATTAATGGCCTTGCTGCTCTTAGGCCAATGACTGAAAGGGTTTAAAAAAATGGGAATTTTATCTTCACTATTTGGTATAGGAGGCACTGGTAAACAGGCTACAACTACTCAGGTTATACAATCACAGATACCTAAAGAGTTATCTCCTTTTGTTAAACAGATTTTATCAGAAGCACAAGCTTTATACGGAGCCGATATCGAGAGAGGGTATGATCCTTATACAGGATTAACAACTGCACCATTTACGGCTGAACAGTTACAGGCACAGGAGGATATAAAAGGTTTAAGAGGAACCCAAGCACCTTTTATACAGGAAGCTCTAGGCATTCAAAGGGAAGGAGCAGAGAAGTTTACCCCTGAAGTTGCCCAAGAGTATATGTCTCCCTACCAAAGAGCAGTCACTGATATTGAGAAAAGGGAAGCTGAGAGAGTATTTGAACGTGATGTCATGCCAAGATTTGAAAAGAGTGCTGTAGATGCTGGCGGTCTGAGCGGTCTGGGAACAAGAGCAGGAGTACAGGCAGCGGAGCTTCAACGAGGGCAGTCACAGTTATTGGCAGATATAGAAGCCAAGGGACTTCAAAGTTCTTTCCTGAATGCTCAACAACAGTTTGCACAACAGAAAGCCAGAGAACAGCAACTAGCTGCGAATATAGGTAGGACAGGACCAGCCTTATTCGGAGCAACACTGGCAGAAGCTGGTGCTATGGAGGGAGTAGGAGCAGAAAAACGAGAATTTGCAAAAACGGCTTTGGATGAAGCATACTTTAAATTCTTGGAAGAACAGCAATTTCCACAAAGAACATTAGCTCAGTATTCTGGTACTGTCTATGGTAATCCAATGTTAGGAACTCCTTCTCAAACTAAAACTACAACCGGAACTCCTTATCAGCCCAGCATGGGTCAGAACCTGCTAGGTCTGGGACTAACCGGACTTAACATCTATGGTATGGGCGGTGGATTTGGTGGTAATTTTAGTGGACAAACTTTAGGAAATCGTATGTATGGTCCTGCTTCTGGTGTTATAAGAAAGGGCGGTGGATCTGTAGGAATGTCAGATAAAAATCTGGGTAAGTATATGGAACAAGGTTCTAGTGCTATCTCCGATAGTAATAGAGATCGGTTGATGAGACTATATAAGAGTGGTCTGTCTGGATTACCTGTGGTTAATAGAAGAGTTGGAGGAGGAGATCTT